CGTCCGCATTTGCGCAGGGCTCAAGAGGTCATCTAAGCCTACATTTTGCTGGTAATAGGCATTGTTTCGCTCCTGCAAAGCCTGTTTGTATACTTCGCACGCTGCTTGGTTCATCCTCTGAGTAAGTAATTCCTCTGATACTTCCAGCTCGACCAAATCGATAAGCGCATCAGGATCTCGAGCGAATACACCCGAACCACTAGCGCGGTCCATGGACTTCTTGCCACCTTGCGAACCTTTTGAGTGGTGGTGGCAGTAGATAACGCTAGAGCCCAACTCTGTGGCCACTTTATCAAATTGATTCGTAAAATGTGCCATCTGGTCTGCGCTGTTCTCGTCTCCAGTCAGGACCTTGTAAATCGGGTCAATGATAACTGCGATGTAATTCTTCTTCAAAGCTCGACGAATAAGTTTGGGCGCTAGCTTGTCCATCGGTACAGTCTTCCCACGAAGATTCCAGATATCGATATTCTGGATGCTTTTAGGTGGTAATCCCATAGCTTGATAAACGTCACGGAAGCGATGTAAGGCAGACGGACGGTCTAGCTCTAGATTGACGTATAATACACGCCCCTGAGTACAATCCCAGCCGAGCCATTTTTTGCCTTCAGCAATTGCAATCGACATCTCGATTAATGCGAATGACTTGCCGGCCTTAGACGGTCCAGCAATCAGCATCTTATGGCCTTGACGAAGGACACCTTTTATCAACTCAGGAGCTAACTCTGGCAAGTTATCCCAACTATCGGCCAATCCTTCAGGATCTGGTAAATCATCGTTCAAATCTTCGATATACTGATACCATTCATCCCAATCGGTCTTACCGATGTTAGTATCTACTAAGAATTGCTTCTGTCCATTACGGATGAACCCAGGCATACGAGATAGTCTACTTGGATTTCGATTCTGTGTATCGACGATAATGCCGTTCTTTTGACAAATCTTATAAAGATAATCAACCCTATTACGGTATTCTTCGTAATTCTTGGCATCTACTTTGACGATGGCATGTAGTGACTTGTTTCCGCTATGCACCAAGGCAACAATCGGTAATTCAAGTTCTTTGTATATGGCATTCTGTTTATCGATTGGCATACTGTCGGATTCGACCAGGGCATATCTGAAATCTGTCACGTTTTCATTTTTTGCGCCTTTCCCGTCCATTGGATTGAATCGAACCCATGCGCCGGCTTCTTCGTGATAATCACCTAGCACTGCACCGATATCGCCATTACATCTACTAAGTTCTTCAATCAATTGCCCAGCAGTCCGGTCATAAGCCCCCTTAGTTGGCAGCCATTTGACAATCTCGCCTGTTTCATCGTCAGTCTTTGGATAGCATTCAGTAACGTACCCAACATTTTCGCTAGCTTCAAAGAGCGTTTCAAGGTATTTGATAATTTCCTGAACCGGATTCCAAATAGTTGGCTCATGGATTTCCTTACCTTCAATCCAATCTTTGTTAATCACACGATAATCACGGTCTATTGTATCGGTCCAGCCTAACTCATGCGCATTTTCGCTATCGTAGCTGGATTGCGACACCCAGCCATTTTCTTTAGCAAGTTGGGTAATCGTCGCACCCGTCACGATAGTTCCTGCTTGTTCGTTGAAAGTATCCCATTTCTTGAAGCACTCAAATTTCTTGTATCGACTATCATTTTGTGACCAGTTATCCCAGTCGGATGCTGTATATCCTTCATGTTTAAGAGCCATACCGACATTGACCCACGTCTGATAATCTACCGTGGCAGGATTGATGTAATCCAGCAACGGCAACAAATTAAAATCATTCTCTGCCACTGTTTTCTCCTTTTTTAATTTGGTACATATTCGGCTGGTCGCACGCCTGTCGGCAATCTCCAACCGTTCGCGGCGATTCGGTCAATCATGCTTCGAGCACTCTCAAAGCTCCACATTCCAACATTGCGGAAGCCTCGACTTTCGAGGAATCGGATCTGCTTCGGCGTCGTGAGTCCTTCGTTTCTGCGCTTGTTTAAGCGGTCAAGCAATATATTTGCTTTTCCGGCGTTTCCCACTTCATCGGTAAAAATACCGTATTTCTCGAGGGCTTTAAGCTGTTTCTCTGAAGGCGGGGCCATCTCCCAACCGAAATTAGGAACATAGCTCGAAAGATCTTCAGCGTGAATTGACATTTCAAATTGAAGCGGATCGACGAGTTTTCTCTTGCGTTTCCGCATTTCTGCGAGTTGTTTCGCGAGGGCCTCTTCACGCTCTGCGACGACGTCTTCCGCGCTCTTGACTTCCATCTGCTCAAGGTCGATCACGACGCCCGTTTCTTCTTCCATGTTCTCGACTATTTTTTTAGTCACTTCCGGACTTTCGCTTATCAAGTGAGCTGGCCGACAAAGCTCATGTCGTTCCGTGTGCCATAAGAAATCAAGCAAAAGAAGCTCGTCTTTCCCGGGGAAGAGACGTGTCCCACGGCCCACCATCTGCGAATAGAGCGCGCGGACTTTTGTCGGACGTAACACGACCACACAATCAACCGACGGACAATCCCAGCCTTCAGTCAGTAACATCGAGTTACATAAAACGTTATATCGTCCCTTTTCAAAGTCCTCGAGCACTTCGGCCCGGTCTTTCGATTCGCCGTTTACTTCGGCTGCCTTAAATCCTCGCTCGTTTAAGATATCGCGGAATTTTTGGCTTGTTTTGACTAGCGGAAGAAAGACGACTGTTTTCTTATCCTTACAATACTTGGCCATTTCGTCCGCGATCTGTACGAGATACGGATCGAGTGCCGTTCCGACGTCGCTCGCTTTAAAATCTCCCGCGGACATTGACACGCTCGAGAGATCGAGATCAATCGGAATCGTCAAGGCTTTAATTTTGGAAAGGTAGCCTTCTTTGATAGCTTGTACGAGTGAATACTCATAAGCCAAGCTGTCAAAGTACGAGCCGAGATTTTTCATATCTCCTCTGTCTGGGGTCGCTGTAACCCCGAGGACTTCCGAGTCTTTGAAATAGCCCAGCACTTTCTGATACCCGTCAGATATCGCATGGTGAGCTTCATCGACCACGATCACGTCGAACCAATCGGGCGGGAATTGACTTAAACGTTTCTCCCGTTGCATAGTCTGGACCGATCCCACGACCACCCGATACCAAGAGCCGATTGACGTACTTTCAGCCTTCTCTAGTGCCGTACCGAGTCCCGTTGCGGTCTTGAGCTTGTCGCTTGCTTGATCCAATAACTCGGATCTGTGAGCGAGCACTAACACGCGCTTCCCTTTTCTGACTTGATCTTCGATAATTTTTGAAAAGACGACGGTCTTTCCCGTCCCAGTCGGAAGGACGAGAAGGGTTCGTTTTCGCCCTTCTGCCCATTCCTTCTGAACGGCTTCCCGCGCCTCTTGTTGATAGGGTCTTAACTCCATACTTTAGAACCTACTATATTAGAACGGCCCTCCTGTGAAGCCTCCATGCGCTGGTTGTTGTGGTTGTTGTGGCTGATACTGTGGCGCTGGTTGTTGGTACGCTGGGGCTTGTTGTCCCGGTTGTGCGTTTAATACTTTCGTATAGTCCACGTCTTCGGCGTAAATCATACCTTTCACTTCGTTGTACTTGTTCCCGTTGTACTCGCGAGATCCAACTTTACAAACCCCGACTTTTCCGATGATCGCGTTCCAGTCCATACGAAGGGGCTCACCTTTGCGCTTTTGCCCGATAGCTCCGAAGAACGCTGAAAGCATACCTTCCGTTGAGCTGTGTAAGAAGAGATTGTGGCGCAATTCTGTTTCGCCTTCGTTTGCTACGACGGTAAGATGAACTGTCGCTTTAGGGCAAGCTGGCAATTTTCCCGGGTTTTGAGGGTTTGGCGTGTGACGCCCGCGCTCGTATTCCTTAACTGTGAACCAGTATAGGCCATCGGGCAATAGGATAAATTCAGAGTCCTTTTGGATCGTGTCCTCCCAGCCAAATTCGCGTTCGAAGTTGTTATTAAATTGTTGTTGTGTCATGATGATTTTCTCCTTTAAGCTAAAATAGTAATTTTTTCGTTGCTAGCGAGTTCATTTTTTAAATAATTCGCGATGCTTTCGACGGCTTCTAATTTCCATTTACCGCCATCAGCTTCGAAGAGCGCAAGGTTCGCCGATTTGTTGATTCGGAAGATGAATTGACTAGCAGGCTGCTCTACTTCATTGAAAGTACGATATGGTCGCAAGGTTACTGGATTTGGAGTCTTAGCTTGCGCTAGACTTGCTACACCATCGCGAACTGTCGCCATCTGACTGATGCCATTGTCCTGTACTTCTGCGCCTTTTTCGATTTTTAAATGACTAGCAAAATCTAAGACCAAATTGCGGTCTGCATCATCGATAAACATAGACTGCAACATGATATTAAATTCTTCTTGATCGCGCCAATTGCTGAATGGAATAACTGGGACAGATGCTCTTATAGATACAAGCTGAGGACGTTTGCCATTTTCAAAATCAACTTGATCATACACGGATACTTCTCGAAAACTGTCCACGACAACTACAAGTTTACGACTACCGATTAAGTCATTATCTGATTTGAGATAATCGACAAGACTTTTGAGTGTCTGAAGCTCAAGGATAGGTGCGTACTTACGAGGGTTAAGTTCCTGTAAGCTATATTTATTGCCATCAAAATATTCCTTCCCAGTTCCTGAGCGAATGATTTTGTTTTCTTTACCCGCTAGTTCGACTGTGTAAGATAATGCTTCTTTGAGATTTTCTGTCATGGTTAGTTACCCGCTTTCTTTTTGTTGTAATCAATGATATTTGTACTTTGTTTTTCAATCTTTTCGATGAGTTCGCCAGTGTCGGTTCTCATGTCTCCGTTATCATCAAAGTAAGTTTGACCCGGAATACCACTTTTGAGCTCGTTAGCGTGAATTTTACCATTGTCGTCGCGACCGACAATAACAGTTGTTGCGACACCTTTCTGCGGTGCCAAAGTGGATTTAACTTCAATACCTGTATTTACAACAGTTCGCTCATCGTCAGTTGACATCGTTAGTGTGATCGTAACCTTACGAGTTGTTTTAGCCTCTATATTGAGGTCCAGAATATTCTCAAGG